GTAAAAATTTTGTTATATTTACAATGGTACCAACTACAATTAGGTGAATCCTATGTGTCTTGGAGCAATGATCTCCATGGTTATTATTTGTTAAGATAACCATTGTCAATGACAATGGCGAGTGCGTCCAGCACTAGACCTTTACTAATAGTTCTCGGGTTTCTGATTTTATAGGTCTTTCCAGTCGTGGTGTTGTACGCACGACGGTTTTTGAACAGCTTCGATATTGGGATTTGAGTATCCTGGGCGGTTCTGACACCCAGATAGTCTCTTATCATAACCCATCTTGACTTCGTTGGGTTCACAAGTTCTATATCCGGTGGAGTGACGTTCAAGACTGAATTAGCGGTACCGTTACAACCGTCAGTTCCTTCCAGGTACTGAGGGTCTCCATCCACCATAACGACCACTTCCCTTTTGCTCTCCTCGGAGTAAGGCTGGTCAATCGGTGGGCAGTAGAGCATCATGTTCAGACAGTATTCAGTCAGTTCATCATCTCCCAAGTTATTTGGATTATTGTCGTAAATGTGTTCGATGTATTCAAGATGGTCATGAAGTTCTCTGAATTGCCAGCTCTCAGGGCAAACTGCCCAGTCGTCAACTTCATTTGGATATTGGACGTGTTGGTCAAACTTGGACCAATGTGATCCAAACCCATTCCCTGTCTTTATCTGGTCAACTCCCAGCACTTCTCCACCCACATAAATGTAGGTGTCAAGCAACGACTTGATAACTGGTGTGTTCCGGTCCGTCATGAACAAAGCTGACAATTTTTGTTGCAGCTTTTCAGCGGGGCACATATCTTTAGTAAGATTGGTTGTGGTGTGTAGTTTTGCTAGTGCCCTCGGTATGTCAGTGTGTGAGTCAAGGGACCCATACCATACATCAGGGGAATACACTCTAGCCAAGAAATTGACACCAGGGGATCCCCTTGGTATCGACTCTCCTGTCACTGTATGTCCCCACCTGGCAGCAGCTTTTTCGACAGCAGGCCTGGTCAGGTCACCATTTGTGTTGTCGTCTCCGCCTACCTGAGCTTTGTTCATGATCATCTCGAATGCTGTGTCAAGATTTCCAGTTTGTGTGTAATATGCATCATACAAAATGGCAATGTCCTCCAGAGAGTTCGCATTTGCAGTGTCTGGAGTGCCAGATGATTGTGTACAAAATGTACAATACATAACACAGTTGATATAGTCATCAAAATCTCTAGAGAATCCTTTGTTATTACACATGTCCCTAGCCAATATTTCAATTTCCTCGTGGTATTCTATGGCAAACAGTCTTTTCATAAATATATACATAAATGTTTTGCCAATGTTGGTTTTATTCCCGTCGAATCTTGAGTAGTCATAGCAACCTATAGATTGTGATCCCTGGGCTATTTTAGATATTCTGTCTGCGATCTCGTATGGTTTCAGTCCAAATACGTACCAGGGCATCGTCTTTAAGAAATTAGCCACTGGATATGCATATCTAGACATTCTGAGTTTAGTTGCAGGTTTCACTATTGATATTATCCTTGGGTCAGCTATTTTGCCGTATGATTCTTTCTTTACGAAAAATGAAATTATTGTCTTATTGTAAGTGTCTATCTCAGCTTGGTCCAGAATATTTAGTTGTGTTGGTCTATTTTGTTTCTCTCTAATCGCATCACCGTCCACGGTGTGGGCCGTATGTGCGATTGGAAAGACCACCGTTTCACCACGGACTTCCATCGTTGTTTTCTTGGTTGGAACTAGTCTGTCGATCAAACTAGTCATAATGAACCAATGGTATTGCTCCATTTGTACATTCTTGACTATTTTGTTCAATCTTCCGTTGATGGCGGCAGCCGAACTACTTAGGCTATTCGTTGGCGCATATGCTGAGTTGACGATTGGATACATGTAAGGAACCAGAGATGGTTTTATATCATCAGTCATGTGTTCTGGAAACAT